TATAATAAGGTAGAGTATACTTACGATTGCATAATGTCAATCTTGAGGGATTCTGAGTGGTTGTCTTTTTTGGAAATAATAATAGCAGATGATTGTTCTGCGAATGACACAAAGAAAAGATTAGATGTATTTGATAGATTGTGTAGTGTGCAGCTTTATGAAGAAAAAGCGGGATTCACCAAGAATTGTAATAGAGCAGCGAAATTAGCAAAAGGCGAGATCATTATTCTTTTAAATAACGATACAAAATTGATCACAAAAGATTGGTTGAAATACATTTGGGAAGATTTACAAGATAAAGAAAATGGCATAGTGGGAGTAAAATTGTTGTATCCTGATATGACAATACAACATGCTGGATGTATTTGTGATGGAAAACATTTTAGGCACATCTATAAACATCTTCCGAGAAATTATAAGTATGCTTGTGAAAAAAGAAGTTATAATTGTGTGACTGGTGCATTTATAGCTATTCGTAAAAAAGATTGGATAGCAATGAAAGGTTTCGACGAAAGATATAATCAATCTGCTGAAGATACAGATTTGTGTTTGCGTATGTGTTATGAAAATAAAAAAAATGTCTTATATGATAATCGTGTAGAATTTATTCATTACGAAGGCATAACATATGGACTAGAAAAAGAATTTGATCAAAACAATGTACATCTTTTAAAAGATAAGTGGAAAGATAAATTTATAAATGAAGCTCCTATATACTATGAAAAAGAATTTAATGTTCCAGTTTTTCCACCTTATCGTTTAGAATTTGGTTCTGGATTTGATCCCAATAGAGGATATATACATGTAGATATTCAAAGCGCAGATGAGCGTGGGAAATTGCCTCATTTAGAAATTAGTTGGGATGTGAGTAAACGAATACCAATTGGAGATGGTAAGGTTTGCGAGATACTGGCTAATCATGTCATAGAACATTTTGGTTGGCTGAATCTTGTGCCAGTTTTGACAGATTGGTATCGTTTGCTTTGTAAAAGTGGGAAATTGTTCATTCGCACTCCGAATCTTGCATTTATAATGCATTCATATCAAGGTAAACGTTTGTCTAGAGAACATCCTGTTGATGAAGAAAATATAAAGAAGTATTATGGAGAGATAACTCCTTGTATGTGGGCCAATTTAAAATTATTCAGTGGACAGAATTATGTGTCTAATTTTCATAATCTTTGTTTAGATGCATCGGGTTTAACAAACATATCTAAGAAAATAGGATTTAGATATGCTGAACCATTTCAAGGAAGAGAATATTCTCCCGGCGAATTACGAATGGTGCTAATAAAATGATAGACATAGAAAAATTTACTCAAGTTTTTGATAAAGCAAAAGATAAGTCTTTGATATCCACAGATAGATGTTTGGTTTTATGGAAAAAATTAATAGAATGTGGAGATATAGAAGGTGTTTTGTTTGAATGTGGAGTGTATAAAGGTGGTTCAGCATATCTGTTGAAAAAGTGTTCTCAGATATATGGTATTGATAAAGAATTGTATTTGTTTGATACATTCAAAGGAATGCCACCAGTAAATAAACAAGAAGATTTGCACAATGAAAATGATTTTAATGATATTACATTAGATTTAGTAAAAGATTTTGTTGGTGAAGATTTAAAAACACATTTCATTCAAGGTTTTATACCAGACACGTTTAAAGATTTGCAAGACATAAAGATTGCTTTTGCACATATTGATGTTGATATTTATAAATCAGTTTGGGACTGTTGTGAATTTATTTGGTCTAGATTATCTGTTGGAGGAATTATAGTTTTTGATGATTATGGATTTGATTCATGTCCTGGAGCTAAAAAAGCAGTAGATAGTTTCTTTAAAGATATAGCAGAAATAAATAAATTAGAAACAAAACAAGTGATGGTGAAGAAATCATGAAATTAATTTGTGGTATGCCTAGGAGTGGCACCAAATATCTATTGAATATGTTTAGTCTATATGGCAAAAATGGAACGCCTAAAATCTTTTGTCACAATTCAAATTTTGCTGGTTCTTGGTACACAAATGAAGCAGAAGCTATTTCTTATGCATACCATAAAGGAGTAGGAGGTCATGCAATAGTTAATCTATTTAATACCTTGAATGAAGTGTGGCAGTTTGATAATGGCGATGATTTGGAATTAATGTATAAGCAACCTCAACTTTGTTTCATGAGAAATGAATTAGCTTTCTTTTCTGAGATTATTGTTTGTAAGCGTCCAGTAGATTCTTGGATTAAAAGTATGAAAGTGCATGATGGTGCCATTGCATTTGTAAAGAAATCTACGCGACCCGCATGGTTAAGAAAGTATGAAGATAGGTTTACTGATTCACCGGACCCTTATAGAACTTTAGGCGACATATGGGAAGAGAATACTAATGATCTAATCAAGTTTTTAGAAATGAGAAAGATGAGATACCATATTTGTGAATTTGGAAATATAGAACATTATAAAAATCTTTTTATTCACTTTGGATTCGATACACAGACAGTAGAAAGTTGTTTAAAGAATTGGGTTGGAAGTAATACTGATCCAAACTATAAATCTTTTTAAATCAAAAGACTTGCATAGACGCCTAATAGACTGGTTAATAGGCTAGGTGCATAAAGGGGTTAGCCATGCCATTAAAACCGTCAGAGACACTCAAAGCGTGTTCAGAGACTACCTCCCTAACTGGGAGACAAGCCATATTAGCAGCAAGTGGCACAGAAGAGCTGAAGAAAATTTTGAAGTATGCTCTTGATCCTTTCTATGTGTACGGAGTAAAGCAATTTGAATTTACACAACCGGCAGACAATGATAATCTTTATTTTAACGAGATGTTTAATCTTCTTAACAGTTTAATGAAACGAGAAGTTACAGGAGATATGGCAAGAAGTAGAATTAAACAAGTTTCTAGTTATATGAATAAAGAACAACAAGATGTTTTCTATAAGATACTTAAGAAAGATTTAAAGTGTGGAGTGGGTGAGGGAATTGTAAATAAAGTTTTCCCCAAGTTAATAGATTCTTTTGAGATTCAACTTGCACAACCCTCAAAATTTTTGAAGCGTGTACGGTATCCTTGTCTTGTGCAAGCAAAGTACGACGGAGTTCGAGTGGTTGCATTGGTGGAGCCTAAGGAAAGAGATGTAACATATTATTCACGCAACGGAAAACAGTTTATGAATTTTGGTTGTTTCAATGAAGAGCTTTTGCAATTAGCCCACGGTGAACCAAAAATGTTTGATGGTGAAGTTATCGGTCCAAGAGGTGATGATTTCCGTGGTATCATGCAACAGTGTCGTAGAAAATTTGATGTAGAACCCAATGGTTTGAATTTCAATGTATTCGATTGGATGCCTATGCATCACTTTACTAGACAGGTTGCGACATTGCTACAAAGAGACCGTTCAAGTTCTTTAGAAGAGCTGTCAACAATGAGGGTTATACAAAGAGACCGTTCAAGTTCTTTAGAAGAGCTGTCAACAATGAGGGTTATACAAAGAGTGTATGTAGTTGAAGGTAAGATCTGTAATAACGAAGAAGAACTAATGGCTTATTACGATCAATGTGTTAGCGAAGGATACGAAGGTATTATTATAAAAGATCTAGATGGTGAATATGAATTTAAGCGTAGTGTTAGCTGGATTAAGATGAAGCCTTCAGACACAATGGATCTAAAAATAACAGACATTCAAGAAGGTAAAGGAAAATATGTTGGTAGAATCGGAGCATTTATTGTTGATCTGAATGGCGTAAAGGTAAATGTTGGGAGTGGTTTCAAAGATGACGAACGGGTGTCTTTAGAAGAGGCGCAAAAGTTAATAGGTAAGGCGATAGAGATTGAATACGATTCAATCACGCCAGATGGATCGTTAAGGTTCCCAAGGTTCAAGTGTTTAAGAGAAGACAAATAAGAGGGAAACATGCAAACCATAGTTGCTGAATCACTTCAAGACCTTTACAGAGATGTGTTGGAAGCAATACTTGATAAAGGTAAAGAAGTGAAAGTTCGTGGATTGATGACTAAAGAGATTCATCCATGTTTGATGCATATAACGGATCCTAAAAAGCGTACACTTCTTTATCCTAAACGCGGCAACAATCCTTTTGCAACTCTTGCTGAAACGCTGTGGGTGTTAGCTGGTCGTGATGATATGAAATTTTTGTCAATGTTTCTCCCTCGTGCTGTCGATTTTAGCGATGATGGACAAGTTTGGCGAGCAGGTTATGGGCCAAGGATGAGGAAGTGGGATTGGGAAAAGCGTGATGATGATTGCGTTTTTAAGACAGATCAAATTGAATTTGTGGTGAAGCAATTACTTAAAGATCCCAATTCAAGACAGGCTGTTATATCTATTTGGGATCCTCGTTATGAAAATACTGTTGAAAAAACTAAGGATTATCCGTGTTGTAATTGGATTCATTTTATGATACGGGACGGTGCATTGGATTGTACAGTCGTGGTGCGTAGTAATGATGCGATCTGGGGATTGTCTAGTATCAATGTTTATGAATGGACAGTTCTTCAGGAGATTCTTGCTAATGTGTTAGGAGTGAAGGTTGGGCAATATTATCAATTGTCAGATTCATTACATTTATATCAAGATGTAGGAAAGAATAATAATTGGGAGACAGCAAAGAATATGGCTAATTCATGGGAGCCATTACCTGATCTTCCAACATTTGAATTTGCTAGGTGTGGAGTAGAGTTGAATGTTTATTTATCTGCATTAGAAAATTGTTGTGATGTATTGTGTGATAATAAAAACGGATATTATACAGAATTTAGAGATCTACAACAGATATTTTATTTGTTAGAATGGTACACAATGAAAGGTCCAGTTGCAAAAGATACTTGGAAAGATGTCTTAAATTTGATTAGTTTTTCTGATCTCAAAGTTGCTTGCGATTACTGGGTGAGAAAAAATATATTCAAAGAAAAAGATACTGGTAAGGAATTAATTGATAAATGTATAGATGAATGCAAGATATAGTTTATATAAGTGCTTGACGTACAACGGGTTAGTCGCGGAGACAACAATGTATTCATACCAAGATTGTGAATCTGTAGGTGATGGAACATATAAAACAAACCCTCCACTGAAGACATATTTTGTAAAGACAAAGTTTGAATTAGAAAAGAAAACTGTAGATTTGTTGAGAGCTTTGAAACCTAATTTTGGTTACGATGGATTCGGTGAATTTCTTTTTTATAGAACGTACAGTAGGATTAAAGAAAACAAAGGTAATGAAAATTGGGCAGATTGTGTTATTCGAGTTACGAATGGCGTGATGTCTATCCGTAAAGATTGGTACATAAAGAATAATATCTACTGGGATGAATGTAAATGGCAAGACTTTGCAAAGCATCTTTCTTTTAGTATGTTCAACATGCATTGGCTTCCGCCAGGACGTGGATTGTGGTCGATGGGTACAGATTATGTATATGATACTGGATCAATGAGTTTATTCAATTGTGGGTTTGTTACTTTGAATGATTTGCCTAATAATTTACATTGGATGATGGATACCTTGATGAATGGAGTTGGTATTGGTTTTGGTATTGAAAAAAATTCTAATTTGACTTATGGTATGCCATTAGATTCTAAGAATATAAAAATAATAATAGATGATTCAAGAGAAGGTTGGTGTGATTCGACAAAAATATTACTTGAAAGCTATATGGTTCCTGGACATCCAACGGTTGCTTTTGATTATTCTTTAATAAGAAAAGCTGGTTTACCGATTAAAAGATTCGGTGGTATATCTTCTGGACCAGATCCTTTAATAAAACTCCACGAGAATATAAGGAAATATAGTTCAAGATATTTTCGTTCTGATAGTTATAATTATTCTTCCACAATGCTGAAGGCAGATTTAGCTAATTTTATTGGATGTTGTGTTGTGGCTGGAAATGTAAGGAGATCTGCAGAGATAGCTATAGGTTCTATAAATGATGAAGATTTCTTGAATCTTAAAAATTATGAAAGCGAAAAGTTTGCTTATCGTAAAGAACATGGATGGATGTCCAACAATACAGTGCGTCTCGAACACACAGAAGACTTCGAGAAGTTAGATAAAGTAGCTAAGTCTGTATTGTTAAGAGGTGAACCTGGATATTTGAATCTGATGAATGTTAGAAATTACGGTAGGGTAGGGAAGAATGATAATGTGCAGATTGATGAAGCAGAAGGACTGAACCCATGCGGCGAGATTCCTTTAGAAAGCTATGAGCTTTGCAATCTTGCAGAAACCATACCTACAAGATGTAAAAACATTGATGAGTGGTATGATGGTGTAAGGTTTGCAACTTTCTATTGTTCTACAGTCAATTTGTTGCCTACTCACAGGCAAGAAACTAATTCTGTAATGTTTAAGAATAGAAGGATTGGTGCTGCGTTAATGGATTTTGTTGGATGGAAACATACGCATGGAGTTTGTAAAATAACAAGATGGATGCGCGAAGGATATAAAATTGTAGAAAAAGTAAATAAAGAATTAGCAATAGAAGCTGGTATCCGCGAAAGTATACGCAAGACAACAGTGAAACCAGGAGGTACTGTTCCGAAACTTACAGGTAAATCTAGCGGAATTGGTTATCCTAATTTTAAAATTATGAAACGTCGTGTAAGGATACAAATGAATTCCCCTATATATCATTTTTTGATTGCACACAATGTGCCTCATGAAAAGGATTTGTATTCTGATAACACTGAGGTATTTGAATTTGCAATTAAGAGTGATTGTCCTAGAGAAGCAAAGGATGTTTCGATATGGGAACAGGCAATGAATATTGTATTGGTCCAGCGCGAGTGGGCTGACAATGCTGTTTCTAATACTATATGTTTCAAACCGAAATGGGTATTGGTTAAAGAGATATGTGTGGCTAATCCTGATCTTAAGGACATCATAAATTCAATTGAAGAAATGGCTACCGAATTTGGTGTTAAGGAACCTGATAGTTATTTCGGAGAGTGGGAAACGTATGATCATGATTGTTCGTACAAGATGGTGTCTGATATGGATGATAAACGAATGATATTAAAAGTGTTTGAATTCAACCCAAAACATGAAGAAGATGAAATAGAATCTGTTTTGTCTTCTATAGCACCTTTAACAAAATCTGTTTCTATGTTGCCTCACACTTCAGAAGGTGTCTACAAGCAAATGCCTGAAGAAGAAATGACTGAGGGAGAGTATAGTAATTGGAAAAATTTAGTAACGCCGTTTGATTGGAGCAAGTTATCTGCATTTCAAGCGCAAGGTGAAAAGTTTTGTGATGGTGATAGATGCTCTGTGTAGGTTTAGAGAAATAGGTAACCTTTCAAAGGAGAGAAAGCGATGAAGAAGTGGATTCTACTGGTTGTACTGTTTGGCTGTTTTGTGACTTTTGGTGAGGAAGTTGCGCCGAAGGTTGAGGAAAAGGGTTCAGTAATTCTTTCCCTCGTTTCTCATTTAATGGAAATTATCGTAGCTGGTTTGGTCGCAGTTCTTGCTTGGTTCACAAACTGGATTATCGGCAAATCCAATATGGATCAATCAAACAAAGATGCAATCATGGCATTAGAAGCTGGCGTCGAATCTGCTTGGATTGAACTTGGCAGGAATTTCAAAGTAGCTTCGAAAGACGGAAAGCTCACCCCTGAAGAGAAGAAACAACTTCGTGAACATGCTTGGAAAAAGGCAAAGGAAGTTGTTACTTCCGAAGGTGCCAAAGTCTTGGCGAAGTGGGGTGCTGAGATTGCGTTTGCTAAGATTCGCAACATCGTTGTCAAGCGCAACAAAGATAAGGCACTGGTTCCGACTGAGTTGGTTTCAGGGGTAGTTTCAACTCCAGTCTAGAGGTAAGCCATGCAATTCTTGATGCAATTGCTTACGATGATCTTTGGGGAGCTGATAAAACAGCTCCCTAATTTCATTACACAATTGTTTTCTGAAACAGAAACAGTGGAGGTGAAAGATGGTAATGTGTATCAAGAAACTGATTACAGTTTGCTTGACAATGATGCTATTGACGAGTTGCTTAGGTAATAAAACTGAATATGTGCAAGTTCGATTAGACAAATCTCCTGAAGATACAAAAGGGACTTTGCGTCCT